ATTATTTATTTTCTTTTGTTCCTTTATTTAATTGTTCTGTTGTAGCTTCTCCAAATCCCTTTTCTCCTCTTTCTGTTTCACTTAACTCTTCTACTAAAGTAGGTTCTAATATAGAACAAGGAATTATAACTAATTGAGCAAATGGTTCATCTGTAGTATATACTGTAGGAATAGCATCTGTAGTTATCTTGAACTTAGCCATCAATTCTCCTCGGTAATCTGAATCAATTACTCCAATACCATTACACATAATAATTGATCTCTTAGAGACAGATGATTTCATGCAAATAAAACCAACGTATCCTTCAGGAATTTCTACAGCAATATCAGTATGATATACTAATACTAATTTACCACTATTATCTATTTCTTGAGTAAGGCGTGTAGCATATAGATCTAACCCTGCACTATTAGCTGTAGCTCTAGTTGGTAATTTACCTTCTGATTTCTTTACTTCTTCAGTACCATCCTCATTCTTTACTGTATAATCTAGTTTCTTAAATTTCAATTGTTCCATAATTATTTATTTTCTATTTCGTCTAATATCTTATTGCAACTATCTATCTTCTTTGTTATACGCTCATCTAAAGCTTTTATTAAGACGTCTGTAGTTAGTTTCTTAAACGTTTTGTGTTTACTTACCCACAGCATAGCGATTGCATTCCACGCAACTTGAGCTAGATGTTTACATCCTGTTTCCTTATCAGTCTCTTCTCCTTTTTCAAAAGCCACTAAGTGCCGAAGCATTGCTGCTTTATATCGTTGCAATCCGTTAGGAAGATTTTGCCAAGTATTCTCTCCATATTTCTTAGATCCCGCAGTGTACACTTTGACTATCTCTTCTATTTCTTCTAGTGGTAACAGATCCCATCTTAGTTTATCATCTAAAAAGTCGTTCTTCTTACTTTCACTTTTAATCTCTTTTTCCATATTCTTCCATTACTTTAATAAAACATCCAGCTACCCAACCTACTAAATATGCATATCCTTCATTACTACTTGAAAAATCTTCACTGTTCATACCTGTAACTTCAAAGTAATAGTCAGTAATATGCACGGATTCATGTGCTATATTAGATCCATCTACTAATTCTGGTTTGTATATTATACATAATATTCCAGTAAAAGAATTAGAGTTTTGAACTACAGGTCTGCATTCTGCTATTACATCATCGTGATATGCATCAATCATTTCTTCTTGAGCCTTTTCTCTTATTTTATTAAACTCAGGAGTAATGTCTAATATGGTAAATTTCTTGCATAGAAACTGTATATCTTCTTCACTATCTACTACAGCTATCCAAAGCGTTCTAGGATATATATTAGTAAACTTTCTTAGTATCATATTCTTAACAATCTGTTATCATTAATTGCTATATACAATTGCAGTTTGTTAATTAAGGCAGGATCAAAGTATATAGTATCTAACCAATGAATTTTATAACTAGGATTTAAGCATTCCTCAATAAATTGTCTCATTTTGTTTCTTTGTATTTCTTTTTTAATTTAAGTTTAAATAAGTAAGCAAACATTATATCCTTAATATCCTCATTATTTGACATTACTTCTTTAGCAAATTTAAACGGACTGTTGCATATTACTTCTATAACAGGATATGGTAGATTATATTTATTTGCGAGACTTGAGTAAATTGATATCTTTTTTTGCTGTTGCATTTATATAATATTCACTAGTTTCTAACTCTGTTAAAGATTCTCTGATGGTATTAGGTCTAATAGAATTTATTATTACTATGATATCATCTTCATCCAAGTCACGATTTCTGTATAGTATATCAGATAATTTCTTGATTTCTTTATTAGAGTAAGGTTTCTTCGGAACGAAAGAAGTTAATTTTAAATTAGAACGTAAGTTAAAAATATGACGAAAGTATCGTACTAATTTATTGCTTCTATTTTCTACACGCATTATTTCTCCGTTGTCAAAAAGCATATAGAAGGTTTTATTATTTGTTCTATTACTCATTTACTCTTAGTATTAATGTTATTTGTACTCTATCTTTTATTATCTCTGGAATTAATATCTTATTAACTACTAATTCATCTTCTGCTTTCCCCTGTACTAAAAGACCCTCTTTCTTGAACTTACTTATATATCTACTTAAGTTATCTGGAGTAATACCCATAGTACTTTTAATCATTCTACGATTATCAGTGTTTGCTACATTCTTACTTACACCAGGTATTGGAGTAAAATTCACATCTAATTCAACAAATTTAGTAAGTAACTCCAATTCCCTGTTTGTAAGTTGTAGTATACCATTTAAAGCATTAAGGTATTCATAGTAAAGATTGCCTTTATTGACAGTCTTTACTAATTTATTCATCTAACAAATCTTTAATACTATTAAGAACCTTATTTAAATTATGATATACTGTTTCAGCTTCTACTCTAACGCACTGTTGAACATTACCTTCATTATAATCCTTTATTAGTTCATTATAGTCCTTAGTATATGTATCAATCAGAGTATTAACGTATTCTTTTACTTCTTCTAATTTATCACAGCAATCACAGACACAACAATCATTTTCATCTTCACTAAACCAGATTACATAATCTTTTTTAGCTAATTCATCCATAGTAGATGAATCAAACGCCATAGAAGTATAAGTTTCCATTTCTGGTTTTGTTTCAGACTTCTGTAGTTCCCATAAATTCAAGTCTTCAACCTTAGTAAACACATCGCCTTTTTCAGCAAAACTGAATTCCTTAATTACTTTATATCCTTCCATATATCTAACTTTTTATTTAATATCTTCTGTTTAAATTCTTGTATCCTGTTAAAGTTCTTTTTACATTCTTCATATCCATCAATTCTACCTTGCGTGTAACCTTCTCTCTTTCCTTGACAATATGTAAGAATACCAAAACCAATAACACTAACAAGAAATATTATCATTGTTCCCATAATGCTCTTTAAACGTATTAATATAAAAAGTGTTTAAAATATTTAACATTTATTAAGGTTTAGTAAAGTAATGACAAAAAGAAACCCTGCTTTGATGGCAGGGTAACTTATTCAACAAGGTATTATGATAGCTTATTTAACGACTTTAGCTACAACGTCGTATGGTTTAACTAATTGTGAGTCCTTGAATAGATCAAAGTCTTTAGCAAATTTCTTCGGGTATACTATAGTATCACCAACCTTAATGGTACTATCAGTACTGGTTGGAATAGATAGAACAATACCTTTTGCAAAATCTGATTCAACTTCTTTAGTATGAGTCTTCACTTCATACTTATTAAAACCTTCTTCATCTTTTTCTCCAGTAGGAATCTGCTCTGTATATTCTTTAGTAATCATAATAGGAGCTAAAGGTTTTACTAATATATCTTTTTCAAAACTATATTCCAATCCGTTTACCACTGTTTCTAGTACTTTATCTTCCATAATATTTATTTTAATACTGTTAATAACGCAGTAAGTAAAGTAAGGTTACTCATCTATGTGATTAAATTTACGCTTAAAAATATATCCTTTATGGCAGATGTCCATTCTATCTTTAAAGTTAGCGCAGTTCATATTATTAACAAACGCACAACCTACACAACAACCTTTACTAAGCTCAGGAGTAGCTATATAAGTTTTATTCCTGAAAACATACTCAATTCTATCTGCTTTTTTTTGTTCGTTCTTTTCCATAGTAATACCGTTTTAGGGGGCTACCTTTTTTAACCAAAGACCGCCAGAAAGGTAGCTAAACTGAGCCTACTTACGATTAGGATTCCCTGGTGCGCTTCTACCTTATGGTAACTTCTTTAAGCGTGGAACGTACTACGATCCCGTGTACTTAGGGCACATTACTTTGTTAATTTATTTAGTATGATATAAGCTAGACATCCTAACATACCTACTAAACATAGTGCAGTAAATTCTGTCATTTAACTGTATTTATTTCTTTCTTAAACTGTTTATATAAATCTTCAGAGAAAGTATATTCTATTTGTCCTGGTAAAGTAAAGGATCTATAATTATCATTTAACTTATAGTTCCTACTTATCTTACTTAAGTAAAGACAATTAGAATACTGTTGATCTCTTTGTCTTATAAAGTAGTAATTCATATTCACACTGTATTTAACTGTATCTACTGTATACAGTAACGTATATTTAACTATATTGGTTATTATTATTAACATTTATTATGAATATTTATTTAAGTTTAATAGCTATTTTTTAACATTATTTAAAATAAAAATATATAAAAAAATTTTTTGGTGAAGAAATCTGTGTGCGTGAAAATAAAAAAAATCAGTACCCCGGTGCGTGCGTGAACCTGTACAAAATCAAGCCCCCTCTCTCTTTAATCGGGGGAAAGACCCCGTAGTAGTAACATTAAGAGGTAGTTGTGCCTATCACACAAACTAACCATTAAATAATTAAAAAACTCAATAACTTCCCAAGACATTGAGGGCACCAGTTTCTTATATTAGCGTAAGGCTTACAGAAGAAGTCATAGTTCCTATATGGATGAAAAGATGTACTCGGAGTTAATAACTCAACGTTATGACAGTATGCAGCTATAAAGATATAAGTTTTAGGTGTAAAATGCTAATCGTTTATTTCTATATTGTAGGGATAATTAACTTCATCCCTTTATCTCTTCTTATTAATATATAGCGTAAATTATAAACCCATAAATATC